CAATTTTCTCCTCCAGTTTGTCGATCTCACGCCCGATGCGCAGCATGGCGCGCTCGGCTCTGTTGTACGCCTTGGCCCACTGCTTCTCTTCCGCCTTCGCGGCTTTCAGCTTGGCCTTCAGTAGCTTCACATTCACTTCAACGCCTCCATCGCTATATCACTGAGTGACCGCTTGTCCCGCAGCGCCGACCAGATGCGCTCGTCCACGGTGTCCTCGGTCAGAAACACGTAGCACCACACGTCGTGGCGCTGCCCGCTACGGTGCAGCCGCCCGACCGTCTGCTCGTACAGCTCTAGGCTCCACGGCAGCGACAGGAACGCGATCCGCGAGCCGCCGTGCTGTAGGTTGAGCCCATGCCCGGCGGACTTCGGGTGGATCGCCAAGAGCGGCACGGCGCCCGCGTTCCAGCGCTCGATCGCGTCCGCGTCGTTGAGCGTGACGAGGTGCCGGTAGCGGCGCTTCAGCTCCGCCAGCTCTTCCTTGTAGTTGTAAACGACGATCGTGTTCGCCCGCTGGTTCTCCTCGAGGACGCCCTCGAGCGCGTCGAACCGATGCGAGCTGAACCAGACCGGCGACGGGGTATAAACGAACCCCGACGCCATCTGTTGCAACTTCTGCGTGACCACGGCAGCGTTTTGCGCCACCGCCGTCGCGTCCGGGAACGCGGCGACGAACTCCCGTCGCATGTCGTCGTAGGGCGCTCGCGTCGCCATCGTCGAGCGGATCTCGACCTCGTGCAGCGGCGGCAGCGTGTCGGTGTAGACGCCAGGCTCCAGCACATACGTCGCAGGCTTGATGCGCTCCATGACGCGCTCCAGAGAGCCCTCGAGCGGCGTCCAGTCGTCGAAGCCGGCGTAGGCGGAGCAGGAGAAATACTGCTGCATAAACGCGCCCTTGCTGCGCCCGAGCAACGCCTGGTCGATAATCTTGCACTGCCCGAACACGTCCTCGAGTCCGTTCGAGGTGAACGAGCCCGTCAGACCCCAACGAATATGAACCTGCTTCAGGATCTTCTCGATCGCCTTGAATCGTTTTCCGCTTGGGTTCTTGAGCCGCGTCAGTTCATCGAACACCACCGCATCGAACGCGAGCGTCTGCGTCGCGAGCCATTGCAGCAGGTCGTAATTGATGACCACCACGTCGCTATCCGACGCGAGCGCAGCGGTGCGCTGGGCAGGCGTGCCGCAGGCGACCGTCACCTTCAGGTCGGGCGCCCACTTCGGCGCTTCGACCGGCCACACGTGCGTCACCACGCGCAGCGGCGCGACCACGAGGAACCGCGTGCCTTCAAGGCGCACCATGTCCTGCATGGCGACCAGCGTCGCGGCGGTCTTGCCTGCGCCCACGGGCGCCAGCACCATCGCGCGGTCGTGTTCGAACAGAAAGTCCGCCGCGTCTTCCTGGTACGGGCGCAGCTTCATCGGGTTTCCAGTTCGATCAGCATGTCGATGTAATGCCGCGCCTTCTCAAGGTCGGCAATGCCGTTCTTGCTGCGCCAACGGCACAAATACTTGATGGCATTTCCTTCGAGAAAACCGATGTTATTGGCGTGAATGAACTCAACCGGCTGGATCGGCAGCCCCTTGTAGTGCGTCCCGCCCACTTGTTGCGTCAGTGATCCATCCATCGACGTCCTCCTTGGACCATAGGCAGGCGTAGCGCTGATTCATGCGCGCCATGTCCTGCGCGAACACCTTCTGTAGTGCTGACAGCCGCCCGCCGGCCTGTTTCAACTCAACGAACCACGTGCTGCCGTCTGGCAGGCAGACTATTCTGTCCGCCACGCCGCGATGCGCGGGCGATACGAACTTGTACGCCTCGCCGCCGAGCGCGCGGACGCGCTTCACCAGATGGCGCTCGATGTCTTTCTCCATGCCGCGAACTGTACCCTGTCAAAAAGTTCTGGACAAGTGCTTTTGACGGGCATAGGATGATTTCAAAACGGAGGTCACATGCACTCAACTCTCGTCGGCGGTTCCACCGCGTCCCGCGTCATCAACTGCCCTGGCAGCGTGGCGCTGGTCGCCAAGATGCCCGTCAAGCCCGCGAGCAGCTACGCGGACGAAGGCACGCTGCTGCACGACGCCATCGCGCAGATTCTCCTGAGCGACACCGCCCTTCCCGATAACTTCATCGGGCGCGAGTTGAACGGCACGGTGCTAACGCAGGAGCTGGTCGAGAACAAACTGAAGGTCGCGCTGGACGCGCTCGATGAGATCGACCCTTATGGGGAGATGGAGGTCGAGATCGAGGCGCGCGTCGGCTTTGGCTCCCTCATCCCTGACGCATGGGGGAGCGCGGACCTCATCGGACGGCTCGGGCAGCGCACGATCGTGCTAGACTGGAAGTTCGGGGATGGGGTCGCAGTCGAGGCGGAGAACAACAAACAACTGTTGTTCTACGCGGCTGCGGCGCGGCACACGGAACAGACGCGCTGGGCGTTTCTCGGCACGCGGGAACTCGAGCTGATCATCGTGCAGCCGCCGAGCGTCAAGCGTTGGGTGACGACGTTCGACACGCTCGACGCCTTCGAGGACGCGCTGACCCGCGCGGTCAAGCTCGCCCGCGAGGCGGACGCGCCGCTACAGGTCGGCGAGCATTGCCGCTGGTGCAACGCCAAGCCTATTTGCCCGCTGATGACAGGCGCGGTTGATCGGGCGCTGAAGACGCGCATCGACGCGCTCGACGGCGAGCAGATCAGTCACTGGATGCGGCAGGCTGACCTGATCGAAGGCTGGATCAAGGGCGTGCGCGACCTCGCGCTGACGATGCTGGAGAACGACGCGCCCGTGGCGGGCTATAAGATGGTCTCGAAGCGCGCGATCCGCCAGTGGGCGGACGCGGAGGCGGCTACGTTGTGGCTGACGTCGCAAGGCGTCGACCCTATGAAGCAGGAACTGATCTCGCCCGCGCAGGCGGAGAAGGTTCTGAAAAAGAGCAAGCTGGCGCTGCCCGACGATCTCGTCGTGGCGGTCTCCAGCGGCAGCACGGTTGTGCCGGAGAGCGATCCTCGGCCAGCGGTGCTTAACATCGGGCGGCAATTGACGGCTGCCCTTACTAAACTGAGGTAACACAAAGTGTCCAATATCGTAACGTTCAACAATGCAAACCTGCCCGCAGTCGCCAGTCTGTCGACTGCTCTGCGTTCACTCGAGCGCGACGTCGGCAACGCCGGTGTCGTCCTGCTCAAGATGGACAAGACCGGGCATTGGGTGTTCGGCGCAGACCAGACCGAAGTCGAAGATGACTCGACATGGGCGGTGAACCCCTTCTCGTTCGTCCACGGCTTCATCGCGTGGGGCGACGGCGAGGTGCTTGGCGAGAAGATGGTATCGGTGTCGCAGCCGCTGCCTGAACTCGACGCAGCGCCGCCCAACGCCAAGCGCGGCTGGGAGACGCAGATCGGAATGTCCCTGAAGTGCCTCAGCGGTGAGGACAAGGACATGGAAGCGCGCTACTCGACGACCTCGGTCGGCGGTAAGCGTAGCGTGCAGGCGCTGGCGCTCGCGATCGCGACGCAGGTGGAGAAGGACCAGTCGAAGCCCGTGCCGGTGGTGCGCCTGAAGCGCGACCATTACACGCACAAGAGCTACGGCAAGATCTTCACGCCGGTGTTCGAGATCCTCGACTGGATCAGCGTGACGGGCGAGCCGGCTGACACGCCCGAGGAGGAGCCGACCGAGCGCCGTCGTCGTCGCCCGGTCTGACCTCACCCAAGCCGCGGCCTCTCGGGGTCGCGGCTTTTTTGTCTCTGGAGTTTGTATGCTGTGGATCGACTTCGAGACGCGCAGTTGCTGCGATCTCAAGACTGCGGGCGTTTATAACTACGCGATGGACGCCTCGACCGACGTGCTCTGTATGTCCTACGCGTTCGACGACGATGACGTGGTGACGTGGACGCCAGACCAGCCGTTCCCCGAGCGCGTGCGCGCCTACACCGGGCAGATCAGGGCGCATAACGCCGCCTTCGAGCGGCTCATTTTCTGGTACGTGTTGCAGATTAACTACGACCTCGAGCAGTTCTACTGCACGGCAGCGCAGGCGCGCGCGAACTGCGCGCCCGGCTCGCTCGAGGATCTCGGGCGATTCGCTTCGGCCGACATGAAGAAAGACTACCGTGGCGCGCAGCTCATCCGCCTGCTGTCCGTGCCGCAGGCGGACGGCACGTTCCGCCAGGACCCGACGCTGATGGCTGAGATGGTCGCCTACTGCGAGCAGGACGTGCGCGCCATGCGGGCGGTATCGAACGCGCTGCGCCCGCTGTCGGACGAAGAGCTGGCCGACTACCACGTAAGCGAGCGCATCAACGATCGAGGCGTGCTCTGTGACGTCGCGCTCTGCCGCGCGGCGGTGAAGTACGCGAGCGACGAGCTGCTCGAGATCGAGGCGCGGGTTGGCGAGGTGACGCAGGGCGCGATCA